TATTTTCCGACATTGTTGCATGAAATGCAACGTGAATATGAAGATTATAAGCGCGATCCGGCGAATAATTCTGCATTTCTGACAAAACGGATGAACAGACCCAAAGGAGAAACAGAATATTGCGTAACTGACTGGGAAAATTTGGTTGCTGCCACACATGAGATTGATGAGGATGCGCTGCGTGGTCACAGTTGCGTTGGCGGAATTGACTTTGCAAAGATCAATGACTTTGTAGTAGCAGGAATCCTTTTTAAGGAAGGCGAAAAACGATTCTGGATCTACCATGTGTGGGTATGTAAGAAATCAAGGGATCTGCCGAGCATCAAATATCCGTTGAAACAGGCGGAGGAAGATGGTGTACTGACAATGGTCAAAGAAACGGAGATAGATCCGCGTCTGATTACCGGATGGTTTGCAGAGCAGGGAAGAAAATACGCTATCGAAGCGATTGCAGTGGATAACTTCCGTTATGGATTTTTGGCAGATGCATTAAAAGATATCGGGTTTTCACCGGAAAATGGAAAAGTCAAACTGGTTCGCCCTTCTGATCTGATGAAAGCAGCAGTCACAATTGGCTATGTATTTTCACGTCAGCTAATCGCATGGGGGAAAAGTACGATCATGCGATGGTTCACATGGAATGTAAAAGCCAGATTGGATTCAAAAGGAAATATAAACTATGAAAAAATAGAACCGAAAAGTAGAAAAACAGACGGTTTTATGGCATTTGCAGCAGCCATGACGCAGGAAGACAAGATAAAAGTGCGTGTAAAGATTGGTGGAAGATTAAGAACTATCTGCTGATCAGAAGGGGGAATGTGAATTGAAAGTATTTGATTTCCTGGGAAAATTCTTAGGAAAAGTAAAAATCGGATCTTCGGAAACGATAGCCATTGAAGTACCGGAACAGATTTATTTCCGGGAGGCTGCCATTTATACGGCGGCATCATTGATTGCCAATGCGATTAGCCTGAGTGAGTTCCGGGTGTTTTCTAATAACCGTCCGGTAATCAATGAGGATTATTTTACATTAAATGTGGCACCAAACAAAAATGAGAACAGCACACTGTTCTGGCACCGTGTGATCAACAAAATGATTCGAAATCCGGAAGGCGCACTGGTCGTGGAAATCAATGGAGAACTGCATTGCGCAGAGAGCTTTCACATCCGACAGGAACGTCCAATTCTTGGAAACTTGTATGACGGGGTGGTACTCGATGGCGGTTTCCAGATGGATCGTATTTTCCGGGCGGAAGAAGTGTATCTGTTTAAAATGGAAGACGAGAATATCTGCAGTGTAATCAATGGATTATATGCGGAGTATGGGAAGCTTCTTGAAACTGCGGCGCGGGCATTTAGAGACACGAACGGGCGAAAGTTTAAATTAAAAATATCAGGAGCAAAAAGCGGTGATACAGAATTTGCGGACGAATATCAGGAAATGATTGCTGATAATATCAAAGCGTACATGCAAAACGAGTATGCGACTTATGTTGAATATGACGGCGAAGAACTGAAAGAGGAATCAGGAAACAAATCCGCAAAGGACAGTTCCGATCTGATCAAACTACGCGAAGATATTTTCAACATCGTGGGGCAGGCATTCAAAATTCCGCAATCGCTGATGACGGGGCAGGTAACCAACGTGAAAGACATCGGGGATGTGTTCCTGACATTTGCAGTAGATCCATTTGCGGATGCGATCACCGCAGTGTTAAATAAGCGTGCAACAAAAGAGGAATACCTGCGGGGAAATTATTACCAGTGCTATACAGGCAAGGTAAAACACCGTGATCTGTTCGATATGGCAACCAGCAGTGATAAGTTGATTGCTTCAGGAGTGATGTGCATTGATGAAGTCCGTGAGGAAAACGGATTAATGCCATTAAACGAAGCATGGAGCCGACAACATTGGATGACAAATAACTACAGCCGGGTGGAAGATCAGGCAAAACCGGCAGAAGGAGGGACTGAGTGATGGGAAAACTCCCAAAACTGTACTACATGTTCAACACACAGGGGAATGTGCACAACATCTACCTGTATGATGACATTGAGGAAAAAGGCGACTGGAACTGGGAAACATGGACCAGAGATGACTCAGAAACCAGTGCAAAGCATTTCCAGGAAGAACTGGCGCAGATTCCGGAAACGGATGAAATTTGTCTGTACATCAATTCTAACGGCGGCAGCGTCAAGGAAGGCACCGCGATCTACAACCAGTTGAAACGGCATGGAGCACACAAGACAGGCTATGTGGACGGTGTAGCACACAGCATCGCATTTGTGATCCTACAGGCTTGTGATAAGCGTGTCATGGGCGAGGGAACCAGTGCACTGATTCATGAAATGTGGGTATGCACGGCAGGAAATGCCGCAGAGCTTCGTGCAGAAGCGGACAAGCTGGATGAAATGATGAAATCATCACGTGCATTGTTTATGCAGCGCGCGAAAAATATCACAGAGGATGAACTGAAACAGATGATGGAAAAAGAAACCATCCTGACACCGGATAAGGCACTGGAATATGGTTTCATTGATGAAATTGCCGGTCGTGAAGCAGATGATCCGCTAATCGTACCGGATGAACCGTTGCAGAACATCCGGAAGATGAGAGAAAAGTTCCAGAAAGATGATTTTTCCGACACATTAAAAGAATTTGAGGAACTGGTCGGAGAAAACCAAAAAGATGATCCAGAAGATGCGTCCATGATGGATGCATTTTTTAATATTTTTTCATAAAGCAGGAGGACAAAAATGTTAGGAAATCCAAACAGAACAAGACAGAAAGAAGCAATTGTGGCATTACAGGCGGCTATGAAGTCCGGAGATGAAAATGCCGTAAAACAGGCATGGGAGCAGTTTCATGAGTCCGTAGTGGAATCCGTCAAAGCGGATTACGAAATGGCAGCAGGCGACAGGGCAGCACTGGCACAGCGAGGCTACCGTCAGCTGACAGGGGCAGAGACAGAGTTCTACCAGAAGATGATCACAGCGGGAAAAGCAGCAGATCCAAGACAGGAGTTCACTTCACTCCTCAGCACAGAAGGGGCAATGCCGGAAACCATCATTGAAGATGTGTTCCGCGAACTGACACAGGAACATGCACTCCTGAGCAAGATCAACTTCCAGGACGTGAAATACCTCACCAGATGGATTCTGAACGATCATACCAAACAGACTGCAGTGTGGGGACCAATCAACGGGGAAATCACCAAGAAACTGGAATCCAGCTTCCGTGAAGTATCACTGACACTTTATAAACTGACCGCCTACACCGTGATTCCAAAGGATATGTTAGATCTGGGACCGGCATTCCTGGATAACTATATCCGCACCATCCTGAAAGAATCCATTGCGATCTCTCTGGAGAAAGCAATCGTTGACGGTAATGGGTTAAACTGCCCGATTGGTCTTGACCGAAACATCGGAAAATCAACAAGCATGAATCCAAGCTCTGGATATGCAAAGAAAACAGCAGTAAAACTGAAAAGTTTTGAGCCGAAAGAGTATGGCAATGTAATCTCTCAGCTGGTAGAGACAGAAAATGGCGGTATGCGTAACTTTACATCTGTGACACTGATCTGCAACATGAAAGATTATTTACAGAAAGTTATGCCGGCAACTACTGTACTGAATGCAGCAGGTACTTACACAAAAGATATCTTCCCGTTTCCAACGGATCCGGTAATCAGTAATGAAGTAGAAACCGGTGAAGCTATCCTGTGTCTGCCAGAGGAATATTTCCTTGGGCTTGGAACCAATAAAGACGGTGTCATTGAGTATGACGATTCTTATAAATTCCTTGAAGACCAGAGAACATACAAGATCAAACTGCATGGAACCGGTAAAGCGTGGGACAACACAGTTGCGGTGCTTCTGGATATTTCTGAACTTGATCCGGCTTATATCACAGTCAGAAACGAGACCGTCACAGCTTAAGGGGTAGGAAATGACAAACTCAGATCTTGAATACAATGTGCGGAATATCTGCAAGATCACATGGAACGACGAAGATACGGATGAACGTATTGCTTCCATCACGGAAGATGCCATTGTGCACATGCATGACCTGCTTGGAATGTCCGGGGAACCGTCCCCGGATGCATTCCTGAGACCGGGAACGGCAAAAATGCTATTTGAAAATTATTGCTTATATTGCTGGAATGACGTGCCGGATGAGTTTGAGAAGAACTATCTGAGCGACATTCTTAAGGTCAGAAGAAGGAATGAGGTGGCAGCAAATGAACAGAAAAAAAGCGAAGTATCACGACGGATATGTCGGGATCTACCAGCGAAAAAAAGAGACACTGACCAGAAATACAAACGTTCAGAGTTTGGATGATCTGGATTTCCTGATCAGACTGGCATATGGGGAAACATCCAGACGGCAGCAGGATCAGGAATTTGCAGATCAGAACAGTTTCAGTCTGTCACTCAAGATCAGGACACAGAGACCACGGACGGAGAAAGGATTACACAGTGGATGCTTCGCTGTGATCGGGAAAACACTCTATTCTGTGGAATATATTGACCGGAATGAGACGGAATACTATATGTATCTGGAAAAGATCAGGGAATTGGAGGAATAGATGTCATTCAATGAAAAAATCCGTGGAAAACTGGAAGAAATAGATCCAATGGTGTTCTACGGACGTGCTGGCAAGCTGGATGAGACAGTGCTGTGGAACTATATCGTATTTTTCCGTGACAAGCGTACCAGTTCAGAGAACAGAACGAGCCACACAGTGACATTCCATGTGGCAGTCGTACGGGAGAATGAGATTCCGGAAGGACTGGAAGAAACGGTGATTGAAAAGGTGCTGGAATTACCGGGGGTAAAACTGGGAGATGAGAGCACTTACGCATATACGATCAAACCGGGAACAGGTGCGGCAGTGGAAGTGCTGGATATTCCATTCACGAAAGTACGGAAGGGACGCTGAAATGTGGAAGATCGATGCGACAGAGATTGATGAACTGGCAAACCGTATCGCACAGACAGGGGAACAGGCAGAAAAGATCATAAATGATGTGCTGCATAATTACGCAGGACAGGAGATCATTGCCCATATTACGCCGTTAATACCGGAATCGGGGCGCACCTGGAAGGGAAAAAAGAAACCGGCAAAGGTGTCGCAGCCATTCCGTGAGGAACAGGGAAACCTGTATGTCGTGGTCAAAACCAAAACACCGTATAATTATCTGTATTTCCCGGATGATGGCGAAAATACATACCGACACAACGGTGATCAGGAATTTATGCGCAGGGGCGCGGAAGTAGCAACAGAAAACATTATTGACCAGTGCGTAACGGCTCTGGTAGAAAAAATAGGAGGATGAGAAAGTGGCAACATCAGCAGTATTTTCAGAATATGAACTGAGAAAAATGGCAATTAAATTTGCAAGTGAGGAAACCGCTACAGAAGCAAGCTGTGTAGGATCCTGTAGCGAGGAAATGGATGTCCGGAAGGTCGTAAAAAAATGCCGTGGAATTGAAGTAAAGACACGCGTAAAGGGATCAGGAACAGGAAAGCTGTCAATTTCCATGCATGTACCGAAAGATACTTATGACGGCATGTTTGGCATGAGAGTAGAGGGACTGATTGACGGGGTACGTGCTTACGGACAGTCCAGTACACATCCGGAGTTCTGTATTACACAGGAAGTATATGACGAGGATGGAAACAAGAAATATAAGGCATATCCGCGGTGCATCATGGAATCCGGTGTGAGCCGTTCCATTGAAAACGGATCAGAGGAAGTCAAAGAAGTAGACCTTGAGATTTCCGTTATGCCGGATGATTATGGTCAGGGAATGTACGAAGCACTGGATTCTGAACTGAAGGAAGACACCGTAAAACAGAACTGGATGTCAAAATTTGATCCGGACACAATGTACACCTCATTATCACACGCATAACTGATAAAACAGGCCACTGGCCGGATATGGCCGGTGGTTTTTCTATGGGAAATTTCATAAAATACTTGACATTTGTCATGACATAAGTTATAATAAAGACAGTTAAGGAAGTACTTAACGAGTAAGGTGGCAGGTGCCGGAAAGGAGAAAACATGGAAGAGGAAATGAACTTAGGTGAACAGCTCAGAGAGCTTGCAGAAGAAAACCAGACAAGAAAAATTCTTGAAATCTTAAATGAAAGTAAAGATCTTGCAGATGCAAAGGAAAAAGTAAAAGCCCTGCTTAATAAATAAGCAAGGCTCACAACACAACAGCAGGCGGTACTTGCCACCGCCTGTACCCAAATAAAAAATAACACAGTTTGGGGAAAATGGCAAGAGTCAAGAGGTGAGAACCATAGAAGAAAAAAAGAAAATGGGAAGACCAACAGACGCTCCCAAAAGCTACAGAGAAAGCTTCCGGCTTTCCGAAGAGGATATGAATAAGATACGATTCTGCATGGAAAAAGCAGGAATGAGCAAGACGGATGTCATCCGCGCCGGAATAGATGCAGTCTATGAAAAAATGAACTTATAGTTTGAGAACCTTGTAAGTTCGTAAAACAAAAATATTTAATACCACTGGTCAGAAATGATTGGTGGTATTTTTATACCCATTTTTAAGAAAGGAAGAGAACAATGAAGGTAAAAACATTGAAAAAATTTATTGATCAGAAAGAAAAAGTCATCCGACAGCCGGGAGAAGTATTTGAATGCACACAGGAACGGTACGATGAGATCATGGCAAAAAACAGACTGATTGAACCGCTGAAAGAGGTGGAAGAACCAGAGGAAGAGCCAGAGAAAGCAGAAGCATCGGAGAATGTACCGGATACCACAAAGAAAACAACAAGAAAGAAAACAGCAAAATAAGATTACACTTCCGGGATGCCCCCCGGATTTTTTTAGGAGAACAGATATGAATGATAGAGCTACATTTCAAACTTTAGAATTGAATGACGGTCAGGAAATCAAAATGTGCCTGACATTTGGCCGTTTATTAAAGCTTCGGGAAAAATGCCCGGAAACATATAAAAAATATAACAAGCTGGCAATGGATGGAGTGCAGGATGAGGTAGATTTTCCGGTATTTCTGTACACAGGTTATCTGTGCGCCAATATTGAAAACGT